CATCTACAGGATTATCCCTCAGATCTTCATGGATGTCCATAAGGTTTAGGATATTAATTCTACCGTCCTTATGTCCAGCTTTTTCCATTGCCCACTTTAGGTGTCGAATCTGTTCTTTAGTAGTCAAGCCATACTTCAGGAATAGGGCAGCTTCGTTGGGATCTCCGAACTTTGCTTGGTGTCTTGCGACACTAGCAAACTTCTTCCAGAGCTTAGCCTCTGCACGGCTATCCGTGGCAGCTGCCTTCTTAAGCTCAGCCAACTCAGCAGCCGTAGCGGTTTCCTCTAAAGCATCGAATAATGCTTCTACCTTACCCTTGCTAACATACTTCCAGATCATTCTCTGGATACGCTGCTTAGCCAAGGCACGGGTTCCGTTGGTTACTGCCTGAAGAGAACCAATGCTTTGCATCCACTTACCCGCTTCTTCAAATGTTCTGGTGGCTTTCTCCAATCCACCCTGACCATCTTTAATGTTGGATATAGTGCTAGCAACTTTGGTGTCTAGTCTTGAATCACTCTTGAATGCTCCATATCCAATCTCGCCCATAAAGCGATTAGCTAGATCGGTTCTAAAGTTTTCAAGAACAAAGGTCATATCCCCAATATCTGACTCCAGTAGTCTACGCTTTGAGAAGCGGTAGTCAGCCAAGACATATCGCAATGCCTTGATAATATTTACTGGAATCATATAGAACTCTGGACTCTGCTTTGACAGCTCTGCCAAAGTTTCGGTCATAGCCGAGATACCATAGCCAGCTGAGAACTTGAAGCGGATTGCTGCCAATCCGATTCTAGCTGAGTGTCCTGTTTCTGCATTGAGGTATGGCAGTGTGTCAGCGTTAAACTGATACTCTTCACGGAGTCTCTTAAGACCCTCAGTCAAACCCTTTTGGGCATTGCTGAGTTCCTGTGGAGTCCAATTCATAGCTGCTGCCATAGTATCAAAGTTTTCATATCCGGTCTTTTCCACATAGTCAAAGACATCAAGGATTGTGATTCCCGTCTGTCCAAACATGCGGTCTAGTTCCTTCTGGAAGGCTAACTCAAAGTAGCGTCCCTTAAGGAAGTAGAAGTAAGACTCGGCCATGTTAGTTCTGAGTATTGCTTTTGTTTCAGGACTGCTTAACATTTCTTCTGGGGTTAGACCCTTGATTGGAAGAATTGTTTTTCCTTCTGGGTCGATCTTGAAGAAGGGCTGCTTAGTAATAGAGTTGAAGTCATCTGGGTTGTTGTAAGGATATTGCTTAGTCTTAAACTTCAGCATTTCCTTCATTTCAACTTCAATGAGATTCTTTCCATTAAGCTTTGTTCTCCACCTTTCAGTATACATGGCTGTGTTGCCATTGACTGCTTCGATGTACTTGGCTTTGTCGGCAGGAGCAAGATCAGTAATCTTCTCTGGTACACGGTATACAGTATACTTGGTGTCTGTTTCCAGAACAAAGAACTTTTCTTGCTGATTCTTTCTGAGCAACCGAACAATATCTGCCTTGTTGCCAGTGATGCCTTCCTTAGCCATGTCAGCAACAAACAACTTCTGGAGTGTTTCATTGCTGAACATGTTAGCCATCTCTGCATGCTTGAACACACGATCAGGAGTAAAGATACTCAATGTCTTTGCATCCTCATTATAAGCAACATCTAACCAACCCATAGCAATCATTGTATTGATGTCTAGGATTGGATCTTTGAGCTTACGGTTTGTTCTAGCCTGTACCATAGCTGCAAGGAGTTTACTTCTTGCACTTTGGTCTAGTCGTGACAAACCTTCGTGGTCCAACTGAACGGGAGCATAGGTATCTGCAGATACGGGATTACCGTTCTCATCTACAATGCTCATACGACCTGTCTGACTTTCTAAATCAAGAATGTTTCTATTTGCAATACGAGAAGCCTTGAGTACCATAGAAGCTTGCTTGGCTACTTCTTCTGCCTTATAAGCAGGAATACCAAGAGCTACTAGGTCTGCCTTATTAGGCTGTCGATTCATAAATAGACATTCATAAACATACATATCAAGAGCAGACTTGGTTGCATCGGTCATGCGTGGAACAATATTATGCATTCTAGCATACTCGCGGAAGATACGAGTCATCAATCGACCTTCTTCTGCACGGAGCTGCATTGCAGTCTTGAATGCTGTCTTTCCTGCTCCAACCAAGTGACCTGTTTGGGTCTTGGTGTCATCAAAGAATCTAGATACAAAGGCTAAAGCATTTACAGTACTACGAAGGGTATTACCCAAACCAGTAGCACTTTGTGAGGCATTAACTCCCTTGTTCATTAGATTCTCCCACCAACTTCTACTCTCTCGCTGGTTTCCTCCGAATATCCAACCAACCAAGTTATTGAGGCGCATTAGCCGAGAAGCACCAGCTTCTGTTTGGTCAATAGCCTTGCTAATAACTGTTTCTTTTGGAGTGGGTGGCTCAGCTTCGACAGCAACTGGTGTGTCTTCGGCTGGAGCATCGGCAACATCTCGGAGTACAGCATCTGGCTTTGGTGGTCCAGCAATAACTGGATCTTCGCCAGCAGTATCAATAATAGCTTTAGTCTTCTTACTACGGGCAGACATACGATAGTTACCAGCTTCGTCTATCTTGATGAACTTAACTTCATCAGGTAGCATTGGAATTACAAAGTCTGGCTTACCTTCGACAGCTACTTCCTTCGCTGCCTGTTCCAGAATCTGACGATAAGACTTTAGCTTCTTAGCACTACCCGGACCCTCTGTTACTTTAAGTCTAAGTTCGTCTGCCTTGATTCGATCTACAGCAGCCCAGAACTTATCCATAATATCGTCACCAAGAATTCTTTTGTTGGCATCGGCAATGAATTGATTTACATTGACAAAGTGTGACCACATCTTTTTAAACAGAGGTGTCATGGTTTCTCCACCATCCGCTTCGATTTTAGATTCCCAATACTTCTTTAGGAAGTTCTTAAGGAAGCCAACATCCATTCCAGACTGTCTTAACAACTTAGGATCTTCGTTGACTTTACGCTCAACGCGATCAGCTTCAGGTGTCTTAACTACTTCGCTCTCTGTCTTTTCAACAGGAACTTCTTTCTTTGGAGGAAGCGGAATTCGTGGTGTGCTTGGCTCCATTGTCTTGCTCTCAGCTTTTGGCTGAGGCTTTTTCTTTGGAACTCTTTTCTTCTCAACCTTAACAGGAAAGTTTTCCTTCTTTGGTTGAGGTTTGCGTTCTTTAGAGATAACGCTAAGAATTGGTTTCTTTTGGTCTACGCTAATCTCAACGGTTGGCTCAGCGTCTGGTTCCTTTTTAATGACAGTCTCGCCTACGGGCTTGATATCTTCAACCTTTACAGGAATAATAGAACCATCTTTAAATACCAACGCATCCATACCAAGACGATCAGCAGACTTCATTATCTTAGCAAGCTTCTCAGGTTGCTTAGATAACTCAGTACTACTTTCAACTTCCATCTTCAATGGACGCTTAGGAGTAAACTGAACAGCTTCTTTACTTGCTGTAGAAGAACCCTGTATAATTGCGTCTGCTTGCTCAGCAGGGCGCAATACGGGATCTGGCGCATTACCAGTGACTTCATCAGTTACTCTGTAAACCACAGCCTCAGTATCCTTTGGAACTGGAACTGGCACTGGAGCTGGATTTTTATTCTTCAGCTTCTCAGCAATAGCTGCTGTCTGTGCCATCAATGCACCAGCATCAACAGGACTTTTCTCAGGCTTTGGTTTCTTTTCAGTAACCTTTTTAAGAACATCAGCTGGCTCGCTTGGCTTAGCTTTATTTACTTTAGCTTCTACAGTATCAAAGTGTTTATTAAGAGCAGCAATAATTTCATCTTTACTGCTATCTATTTTAACAGCAGTCTGTTCAAAGATATCTGTAATCTTTGCTAACAACTTAGTACGATAGTTTCCAGCTGTTCTTGTGGATACCTTTAACTGTGCTGCTGCTTCTTCCATACTATTAGAAGTCATAAAAATACCGACCAACTTAATTTCTTGTTCAGTTAGCATTCTACCGTTTGTGGCGGTATTATACTCAATAATGTCAGAGAAAATAGTTGCTCTGGTTTCTTTATTAGTTGTCGTAATCCGATCAGCAGCAGTAATTCTTGGGGCTTTAACACCTTCTTTTACTGCACCTTCTTCAGTAATTAGACCTTCTACTTTTACTTTTCCTGTCTTCTTTGGCTTCTTTAAGTTAGCCGCTGTAGTATGAATATAACCGATTAAATCTCTGGCAGTCTTTAAACTACCATCTTCAATCTTAGATAAGACTAGTTCTAGATTACCAGCAAAAGCATTTGCCCCTACTTCCTTTTTATCAGGTCGTGGCATAATCATACTAGTAGCTGCTTCAATAAAGAAGTTATCTGAGGTTTCTCCTCTAGAAGCTTTTTTAATAATCTGAGATACAATATCAACAAGATTATCTTTAGTTAAAACTGTTGTCTCAAAAGTAACAGCTTCTTTTTGAGCTTCAGCTATAGCTCCCTTTTTACTCTTGGTTAGTTTAATACCCCAAGTTTGTGTGTCCTCATTTAGAACAAGGCCATCTTCTTCTAATAGTTTACTTACTGCCCCAACTAATTTCTTAGGAGTCTTGTAACTCTTAACTAAATAAGAATACATTGAGCTTGAAAGATTGCTCTTTAGCAATACTTGGATCTGCTCTAATGTTAACTTTTCTTTTAACATTAAACCAAGAGCAGTATTAGCAACATCCTTATTAGGCCACTGTGGAGCTGGTTTATCAGCATCAGTAATACTAACTGAGAATACACCTTCTTCTTTCATGTTATCAATAAAAGCCTTATGGTGTGCTTCGACAACCATATCTGATAGCTCAGGTAGTCCTACATTCTCAAGGTAGCTTCGGAGTTTATCAATAAGAGATGTATTTAATGCAGTGTCTTGTCTAAGTACTCCAATTAAAGCATCTGCTTCTCTATTAGAAAGAGAATCTGGTGTTAAACCTTTACCGATAAATTGGGTAGAAGCCAAAGCCTCTATAAGAACATTTCCATTTGTTCCTAAGAAACCGACAGCATATGGAATACCAGAACCTGTTGGATCTAGATAATCCATAGTATCAAGGCTTCTTAAATCTCTATCTTGATATAGAGCTGGAATAATAGGAGCAGCTTTTACAATTGGCTTGCCTTTTTTCCCAATGAATGGAATTCTATACTCAACACTATTAATAGAGAACAATTCATTTTTAATAATTTCTAAACGCTCAAACTTATCAAAGCCAATCAAAGTTGAGTATGCATTTGTTCCGATTAGGTGTGCAATCTTTACTGTCAATGAAGTAAACTGAGCTTGCTTATAGTCTTTATAAGCATTAACCAAATCTACGACACCTTTTGTAAGGTTTCCATTTGCATCCACAAAGGTTCTCTTATCAGCCTTCATTATAGACAAAGCAATAATAAAGCCGGGATCTTTTTTGGCATTGCGGAAGATATTTACTTCAGCTTGTGTTAAGTGGAATGGCGTAGCATCACTACCTTCAAGGGCATCATCAAGTGCCTTGTTATATTCTGTAGCGTTTTCTACTGTATTGAGTAACTTATGAAGCTTTGCATAAGCACCAGCTAGCTTTGGCATAGAAACAAAAGTATTTGTTTTTGATTCTATGTCTGTAATGCTGTCGATAATTTCTTTAGCAATCTTGTAGTGCGTAGAGTTATCAAACATTGCAGCAGCCAAGGTAACACTAGTAGCAATCTTATCTAATACTGATTGCAACCTAGATACCTGCATTGGTGTCAAAGTACTAATAGCAGCTTCAGCTTCAGTAAAAAGAATCTTTGAGAAAGTTTCTACAAAGACTTCTTCTACATTCTGTAAATGATATTTCTCTAAGAACTCAGTATTTAGAAGAGGATCTGGTGTTTCAGGACGGAGATGAATAAGATTTGTTGTATTTGCAAGAACAGACTGATTGTATAAGCGTAGTGCTTGTAGGTAATTGCTTCCGCTTGTCTCATGTTCAAAGTAAGCGTGACCTAGCTCATGCAACAATGCTTTTGCTCTTTGTGTTTTAACCCAAGCGGTTGTGCCTCTGAAATCACGGTTCATTTCTATTACATTATTCTTTGCACTAAACGCAGCAATAACACTAGGATATACATTTCCATCTTTTCCTGTAATGCTGTCAACAATAAAGCGGACATTAAAAGCTCTAGAGTTGAAGTTTAGATGAACAACTGAAGCTAGTAACAAATCTCTGTCTGATACAGAAATCATGTCGTTATCGACCAGCTCATTTACATAGTTAAAGAACTTGAGTGCATTGTCTCTATTTCCTTCAACCAGATCAACAAACTTTTCTGGATCTTGAACAATAGCTTTAATTTTTCTAACACGATCTTTATCAAGCTTAGCTGCAATAAGAGCTTTTTGGGCTTCTTTGAAAGACCGCGAAACTCTAGAAACTTTTGGAGGTGCTTCGCCAGCAATGCTTCTTCTTAGAGTATCAGCAGTCTCTTCACTGATATTACCAGTTAGCTTATGTTCAATTACTGCTGCATCAAAAGTATCCAATACTTCTACTGGTACTTCTGGCTTGATTGCAGTTTCTCTATCTTGAGAAGTTGCAGCAGATCGTGCAGCCTCAAGAAGTCTAACAGACAACTCATCGGAGTCTGCCTTTCTTTCAGCAGCTGGCTTGGCAGTGTTTCGTGCTTCCTTTAGAAGCTCTGGTAAGTTTCGTGTAGACTTTTTCTTACCTTGTTCAAACTCTGCCTTAATAGCTTTAAACTCTTCTTTGGTTAGCTTCTTTTTAAGACGGCCAAACCAAGCTGAGCGACTCTTTTCTAGTTCATCGTAAACCCGTTCACGCTCTTTTGGAAGACCAACAGCTTCTGTTTCTGCTTTCTTGGCATCTTCCAACATCTTCTTACCGTTGAACAAGACACGCATTTGGTCTTGAATTGACATTTGATCGAACTGCTCACCAGCTTCGATAAAGCGTTCGCTTCCCTGCTTAGTAGTTCGTCTGGCGAACTCAGTCATAACCTCAAAGATATTGCGGACAGCTCTGTTAGGAGCTACTCGGGCAACATACTCTGGAACTGTTTCGCCTTCGTATCGTCGTGTGCCAGCGTCTTCTGGTGTAGCTCGGGCTGCATCAGGAGATCTAGCGGCTTCTCTTGTTTCGACACGATCAACTCTAGCTTCGGTATCAGCAGCTAGCTTTTCAGGAGTTACTTCTGTATTTTCAATTACAGACTCCATAGTAGCCTTTTCAACAACAGGAGCATCAATCAATGCGCGTTCTCTGCGATTGAAGACACCTCTAATATTGTCAATACTATTACCTAGTGGGGTAGATTCAAAAGTAAATCGCTTATCTGCAATGTTTCTGAATCCAGTCTTTGGATCAATAAGAACACCAGACAACCGATTATTGACAGCTCCAATGCCGCTGCGTAGAAGACCACCACCCAAACCAAACACACTACCGAAGAGTGCGCCTGATTCTAAAGCGGATGTAGCCATCATAGAAGCATTGTAATCCATCATTGCATTAGGGTTGGCATATAAAGTAGCAGCACCGAAAGCAATCTCTCGCTTCTGTCTGGCATACTCAGATAGACCGCCTTGTACAGCACCAAAGGTAAAGGATGCAGCTGCTCCACGGATAAGACCAAAGTTAGCTACATATGAAGGCATAATACCTAGTGGTAGCTTATATAAAGTCTCAGTGGTATAAGCTGTAGCTCGTAGAGCGCGGCCTGTAAATGAAGCAGCGTCATAAGCTTTCTTAAGTCTTAGGAATAATGAAGTGCCTCCCAAAGCAGTAGTAGCTGCAGAAGCTGCAACGCCACCAGCGACTGCACCAGCAGCTGTACCGGGTGGGCCACCTAGTAAAGTACCAGCAAGGGCAGAGACACCCATCAAAGCTAGCTCAGCTGTTGCACTAGGAATTGTATCTGGGCTGTTAACCATACCACCAACAAAAGTATCACGAAGCAATCTGAATTTATCAGTAGTTGTTGGGGTGTATGTAGCCATCCTACGCTGCATATCAGTTGAGTTTAACTGAGCCATAATTCGCATCATAGCATGATCAGCATTAGGAGAATCAGCAATAAAATCGTGAGTAATACCATTCTCTAATAGATACTGTGATACAATTTCATCAGAGAACTTTCCATAATACCAAGAGCGAGAATCAAAGTTCGGGTCTTCTCTATTGAGAACCTTTTCAATATCTTTAGTATCACCAGCTAATTCTTGATCGGCAAAGTAACCAGTTAGCCCAAAGACATCCTGAGCCATCATCTGGTCAATCCAATCGAAGCCTAGCTTTTCGGTTGCTTTATTCTGTGCTTCTGAATAAGCAATCTTAGCAGTTAGATCTCTAATCTGCTTTTGTCTATCAGATAGCTGGTCGTAGGAGAGGGCAGAAACATCTACCCCCTCCTCGGCCTCCAGCATCATGTTTAGACTCTTTAGATCTGCATCAATGGCTTCTTTGGTAAGCTCTGAGTCTCCATAACGGAGAGGTGTCAAAGGAGCCTTACCAATAAACTGTCGCCATGTTGCACCCTTTGTGGGATCATTGGCAATACCAAGAATGCCATCTGATACACCAGTAAGGTTTCCTTCCATAGCACCTAGAGCTTGTGTCAGTGCGTAGTACTGGTTATAAGTTTCTACTTTCTTGATATCACCTCTTGTATAAGCAAGAGGATTGGTCAAGTTTGATGGATCTAGGAACTCTAGATTATCTCCATCATAAGCAGCCAGTACCTGACCGGGCGCATAAGCATTTAGTCTTAGCGGCCCAGCCGTAGGTGTTTCTGGAACAATAGGAAAACCTTCAGAGAAATTTAACATTAGTTAGTTCCTTTCTGGGAGCTTTGCGCCATAAATAGGAGTAAGAAATAAGTATAACTTTTTCTTAGAGATTTAAATAGTATCAAAGAATTTATCAGTCTTTAAACGGGGATTTGCCTTTAGCCATTCGTTTGATAGCGTTATCTACAGCTTTTTTAATAACTGTTGCAGGCAGTTCCTTACCAGTAGCAGATGAATCAAGGACTGCTTGGACTTCCGAAGAAGTCAAATCGGGAACAAGGGTAGGAATAAGGACTTCTTTACCGTCTATTTCTACACCAATAGAATACTCGGTAACTGTTTCACCCCGCATGTTCTTCTGTTTTCCTAGCCATCCGGTTCCTTTGTTAGTACCGTCTGGTCGCTTATTATTATTATTAGTTTCCCGTAACATATCGGCAATCATACTAACTCTTGTTGAGACTGCATTCTTGCCGGGACGGGTAAAGTACCCATCTGGTTTTAAAGTCAAAGCAAAGAAATTACGCTTAATCATAGCCAATGCGTTTGGATCTTTAGCAATTGCCATTGCTTCTTCTTTAGTTATAGTTTCTTGTGCAGATATGATAGCTTGATGAAGTTCATCAGCAAACTGATTTGTTTTAAAAGAATCCATTACAAACTGGTCATCTGAAATGGTTTCTAGTGCTGCGTTAAGCTGCTCCATTTCTGACTTGTCTTTAAATTCTGTAGATGCTAAAACTCTAATTTGATACTCTAGCTCTAAAGGAGTAAACTTTGAGCTTTTAATTTTATCCCAAGACTTTTGTGTTAAACCATTAGCAGTGCTTGGATTATAAGAATCATCTGTAGCTTTAACAAAGTTAACTAAGTTAAAAGCTTTTTCTGGAATCGTAATACTATCATTAGCAGGAATCTTAGTCCTACGCAATAAAGCCGTATCATCATTACCAAAGATTTTAGGGAACCATTTTGTTGGATCTTGTCTAATACTTTCTTGACGATACATAGTAATAGCATCTGGATAATTACCAAGTAATACCTGTCTCATAGACATTCTAGGATCAGTAGCCGACTTTAGTAGCTGCTCAAATTGAGGAGCATACTTTAGCAACTCTTGTTCTGACATAGTTTTATTTAAAATGGTTTCAAGTTCTGGGTAAACAGACTTAAATTGTTTTTTAGTTTCTATACCACTAGACTGCCACCATCTACGAACATTATCAACAAGATCTGTAATTGAGTATTCTTTGTTTAACCAAGATTTAGATGCTTGATTTTTAGCCCAAGCTTCTGGACTAGACCGTTCAGTTGCAGGCCAAACATCCATATCCATATTAGAGATGGATAAAGCATTTATGATTGTATCAAAAGTTGTTTTTTCTTTTAGTTTAGAGTGTCCGGGTAAAAAGTATTGTTCAGGTATTTCAGCTGGTTTAAACGGAAAACTATTATGCTCTAAATAAATTTTACCCCAATCAATAAAGCGGAAGTCATTAAACGACTTTAGATCAGTATCATAAGAATACTTCATAAAATCTTTATGGAAACTTTCTAGCTGTTCTGCTGGTATAGTTGATGGTCTAGATAGCTCAGCAATACCATTTGAGCTTGGCATCTTCTTACCAACAAAGAAAGACTTCTTTGCTTTTTCAACCCTGTCTTGTTTAGCTTTAAACTTACCAATTTCAGACTCCACAACTTCCTGTGGCTTTGATGAATCAATAACCATAGTGAAATCTTTTGTTGCCTGATCTGGAGTAAACATATAATAGTTACCGTCTTTCTTGTACAAGTTTAAACCTTGGTTAAGACGATCAAAGACCCCATTATAGAATGCTGTACTAGAAGGCTCATAAAGAATAATGCCTTTTTTATTTCCCTCTTTACCTAAGAAATCTTCTGCGGTAGACTTAGTAATAAACTCTAAGCTTGATTGTCTACCACTAACTAATTCTTTATTTTCACCATAGACTTTCATAGCATTAAAAATATAGCCCATGAAATCAACTTGGGTCTTAGCTCCATTTGCTACGGCTTTGTCATATAGGATTCGGAGATTCTCTTCAGTAAACAAAGCTTTATTTTTATCATAGATCTGCTTACCATCTGGAGTAATTGCTACTTCCCAAGCAAGCTCTTGAACATCAGCTAGTTGAGGATCAGACTTAACAATATCGTGAAAAGCTACATTGTTCTGAGTAAAGAATGTTAATGCTCTTTCAAAAGAAGACAATGGTTCATTTATAGTAGTAAAGATAACTGCTCTAGCTGGTAGATAAGATTCATTTACTTGATTAAATACCTGAGGTGGAGTCATTGTTCCAGTATTTGGAACTGTCTCAACATCATAAGATACTGGAGAAATATCATAGTCTCCAGCTTCTGCTTCTAGATATCTATCTAAACCAGAATTGAATTCTTTTGATACATCTCCTGATCGGTCTGTTTGAGAAGGAATAAAGATTAAAGGCATACCATCCGCTGTTCGTGGGGTAATAGCACCTAGTTCTCTAGATCCTCTGACAGTCATTACATCTTTATAATCTGTGCCTGATACACCCTTGATCTCATTAAACTTAATTGGAAGACCTCCGCGTGGAGTACCAATAAAGTTATAGTTCTGTTGGGTAACATCAAGATCAGCTTGTAACCACGGGGCAGCACCCTGCTCAGTCATTACTGGAAGATCATCATAGACGATCTTAGCATAAGCGAGTCGCTCATCAAAAGATGGTCGTGTCACATCGCTAATGCTAGGAGCCATACCACGCTTTTCCATTGCTGTTGGGGTGGAAGCAATAACTAAACGCATAAGCTCAACTAAAGGTATTTGACTGCGAATGCGTTCGCCTCTTTCGCCTCTCTTTGTATAGATAGCTCCATTAACCAAAGCTGTAAATACTTCAGTATCTAACTTTGGGCTAATCTGTCTTGCAAAGCGTAGTGAAACATCTTCAAGATTTTCTCCAGTTACATTACCTGTCCAGTTTGTACTAAACAAGTGAGCACCAACCAAAGCTTTATTTTGTTCTTTAGTTGCTATAGCTTTATCGTTTGAAGTAAGTCTTTCTCTTTTTTCTTCGGGTAGACCAGCAAGTTTAGGTGCGCTTAGTAGACGCTCTCTGGCTCCACTAAAGTACATTAAGTTAGGTGTATAGATAACATTTGGTATACCAGTAGCTTCATTTGGAAGAACCAAATAACCTTCCCGCTTAATATGTTCTTTTAACAGTTGAGTCATATCAGCAGCTTTTCGGTCTGGATTATCTCTATAGAGATTTTCATTAGCATCCATAATAGCTGTGATTCTAGCAACCATAGGAATAAGCGCAGGGTTCTGAGTAAGCAAAGCTGATGCCGACATCTCAGGAGTTTCATCAACTAAGTTCTGACCAGTAGTTGTAAAAGATAATGCATCTTCTTCTAAACCTAAGTTAAACTCTGCAGCTATACCATTAAGGACTGTTGTTAGTTCTTCATACTTAGCTACTTCTGTTGGATTCTCTGCAACATTGTAAAGAGTTGCACCAGACCGTAGCTTTTGGATACGACCCCAAGTTCCTTTTAGCATCTCCCGGTTAAGACCAGTGATCTGAGGAAGCTGTGTTAACTCAAAACCATTCTTAATATGCATGCGCATCATAGATAGTTTAATCTTTTGTCCTTCATCAAGACCTTCGATTCTATCTATTGCATTCTCTGATAAATGATCTGGAACATTAGCAAGAGCTGTTGCCACATAAGCAGCCATACCATTGTTTGGTTGTTCTGTTTCAACAACATCTTTTATCATTCGTTCCATATCTAAAGTAAATTGACCACTAGAATTCATTACAGCACTATAAGGCCCATATGAAAAATTATCTATATCAACCAATTTTTTAAAGTCATCGGGTGATTGTAATGCATCAATATACTGTGGTTGGAAATACCATTTACCATCTTCTCTTTTAACAACAGGTGAATTTACTTCGCCTGTCATTGGATCGGAAATAGTTAGCTGACTCCAGTTACCAGACATGTCTTTTTCAAATCCTATTATTGGTAGGTTTGGATTTTCTGGGTGTGCAGGAAGAGGGAATGCTCCCAAAAATACTTGTGGTTGGATCTTTGGATCTCGTACACCAGCACCATTCTTCCAAGCAGCATAACCTTCTTCTTCCTTTACTGCACCATTAATAACTCTTTGTGTTTCATAAAGAAGTTTATTTGCAAACTTATCAATATCTCGTAGAGAGCTTCGTGATGTCAGTGCTAGTTCTTGATACTTAAGACCAAGACTAGTTATATCTAGATCTTCAGCAAAATAATTAGCACTACCTAAAACCTTAATAGCTTCGTCTTTAAAACTTTCTTTTGTCTTTGTGATCTCTGTTACTAAATCATTAATTACTTTACTATTAGGTGGTCTTTTTTCTTTTTCAGCATTATAAATTTCAGTGCTTTGCTTTAGATAGAAATCATCCAAAGAACTTTGATATTTATCTTTTAGTTCTACTACACCATTTCTTTTGGAAGTAATAAGGTAGTCTAGAACATTTTCATAAGTTTGTGCAGCTAGTTGAGAAGCGTTTTGACCTAGAGTATACCAATCAATATTGGCAGCTTCAATTCCAATCTGCTGCTGTGCAAACTGTACTTGACCTTCCTGATAAACATTGGCAACTTCAGGAGGAGTAAATCCAGCCTGTGGGCCTGTCTCAAAGATAGTCTGCTGTAGTGGCTCTAGTCCACCACCCATTTGATTATTCCGTTGTGCCATTTAAATCTCCGAACATTGTTGGATACTTGGACATTGCTGTATAAATACTTTCAGCTAGTTCTTGTTCATTAGTAATACGCTTGCTAGAAATCTCTCCTTTAAGACCACGAATAATCTGGTCTTGTGGGTTGCTTTCAGCATTGATGGAGAAAGCTTCACCCCAACGATCAAGGGTATAGAAGCCTTGTTCAAGAAGCTTGGTAGCCTCCATTGCAGACTGTCGCTCTTGCATTGAAATGGCTGAGCGTTGTGCTGATAGTTTCATATCAACAGCTTGCTTAATTGGGTTGATTGCGCTGTCTCTAACTAAGACTTGCTCAGCAAATGATGGCGCACCAAACTGATCTTTTGGAAATACTTGCTGTCTATTCTCAACAGCAAAGCCAGGAATAAACTGGTTGTTTTGTCCGTAGATTCCAATACGACCATTAATAACATTAGCGACATCGAATAGATTTAGCTGCTCTAGTCTTACAAAGTCAGCAGTGTGTTGTTCAACAGATACATCGGGATCAAGATCATTCTGTAAGATAAAGTTATTTATTTTGTCAGATAATGATTTGCTATAGATTTGATTAGCCTTACTAAGATTAGCATTGGCAACTGTTGTTGATAGCTTTGCCAACTCTGGTTCCAGCACAGTTCTTGCCCATGCTGGCGAGTTGTCAATACGATCTCTTAAGAAGAACTCTTTATTAGAGACTCCATTAATTAAGTTGACTTCGTTTAGTGTTACATTAACAAAGTCAGACTGTGCTCCTTCTATTCCTTTTGGATGAATGTTTTGATATGTTTGCCAATATTCATTACGAGCATTATTGGACATACCATCAACATTAATATTTTTTTTCCAGTAGTTGAAACGACTTACTGGATTATTTGGGTACATTTTAAAAGCAACTTCTGATACCTGTTTAATCTTTGCAATATCCTGCTTATCAATTAGTTCTTGTTCTTTTGTAGATATAGCAATTGTTCCTGATACAGACTCAGAAGCAATCTTCTGCAAAGAAGACATAAGATCTTTCTTAGCCATTAACTACCTCCAAGTTGAAATAATTGAGTTGTATTATGGATTATAGTAAACACTACCTACTCCTATGTATGGTGCTGCTTGGCTACTTATATTCCCATATCCCGGCATAACTCTTCTTGATTCCATATCATCACTTGCATATGAAGCACCACCATCATTTTGGCTTGAATTAGGCCGCTGACCGTAGGCAAGATAAGTATTAACGCCTGTTGCAACACCCTGTAGACCAGCCTGAATAAGTCCGGTTGTCAAAGCAGCACTAGAGTTATCTGCAATACCACCCTTAGCTGGAATAAATACACCAAGATCTGGGACAATAGATGAAGCTCTTTGGGCAAGTCGTGCTTGCTGTTGAGTTACAATATCCTGATATGCACTTCTATGATTTAACTTTAGAGCCACCATATTATTACCTAATGACTCAATGTTTTGTCTAAATAAAGCTCGGGCCGTTCCGCTTGTTGGATTCATTCCTCGGCCTGTTGTTGCTGCCAAGAACTGTGCGTTAACTTGGGCAGTCTGTTTACTTAGTGTACTCTTTTTATTGTTAAAAGACTTGTCTAAATAAAGCTCAGCCATTGCTCGTTCTTTATTTGCAGCCTTTTCAATTTGAATATTTCTTTCAAGATTGGCTTGGAACTGGCGCATTGTATTTCTATCCTGCGCCTGCTTTTGCCACTGTGCTTGAAAGTTTGCATTACGCTGCTGGATTTCTGCAGCCATTGCTTGAGCTTTGGCTTGGCTTGATGCACTGAATGCACCAAAGATTCCTTGAGCAAGCGATAAACCACCCATTATACCTACTGAAACTGGGTCAAAAGCCATTATCGTTTTCTCCTTAGTATGGATTTACCAAACTTTTTTTCTTCTGGTTCTTTTCCATTTAATAGGACGGCTCCAGAGATTCTATCTCCTAGAATACCTAGGGATCTCTTGTTGCCCATCCATTCTTTTACTTTATTCTTGTAATCTTCTTCTTGTCTTACAACCATTTCCTTTTCAGGGTCAATTGCCAAAGCATCAGTCCAGTAAGACACAGCAGCAGCAAGGACATCAACACGGTCATCGTGCTTCAGTGCTCCGCGCTTTTCCTGCATTCTGGTAATCTGAATTTGATTATCTTTGTTAAGCAATACTTGAGTATCCATGACAAGTCTATGCTGAGACATAATAGGTTCAAGAGTATTGATTATTCGTATTTCCTTTTGACCGGATACCTTGAATTCCTCAATAGCTACTTGACCACAGTTCTGCATGACTACTGGTGTAAGAATCTTTCCAAACATACCATCGCCATAGTTAGACTCATATCTAACTAGATTGATATTGTACTGATTGATTAACTTACAGATTTGTTTTAATGTGGGTGTGTCATATCCACCTTGGATACCAATGAGTTCATGGATGACAACATAACCATGAGCGAATGATGCAACGCATATTGCAGTTTCATCCGCGCCACGACCAGATGGGTCGATGAAGAGAACGGTCTGTGAGTACGGGACAAACTTAGGTTCAATATGCATTGGCTCATAGACTAGATCTCCTTTCATGCCGAACGAGGATACCCGTCTATTGACCACGCTCTTTGCATGGACTACTTTTACGGGGAATACCTCTGGATCGACATCAATAACAATTAGGTCTTGGAGTCTGAGCGGATATTTCTTGTTGTCTGCTGAAGTCGTTTTGAGTTTATAGTGAAGTTCAAAGTTTGTAGGACCAATCTTTGCTTCAAGTTCAGCAAGCTTCTCATCCGAGAATCGTTCTGGCTGAGTCGAACAACCCGGCTCCATACCCAACTGCAGCACATAGGAATCAACATCTTCAATGTCTTCTGCATTATCCAAGTCTGGCATTACTGCTGGAAACTTAATAATCTTGTAGATACCACCTAGTTTATTGTATACAGAATCTTTGGATTGTGGTGTACCAAGGAATCTGATTGAGCAGTCCTCGCCTTTGTTCTTGACATTCTCAAGTTCAAGGCAACGCTCCCATAGTTTCTCTCTAGCCTGTGGGCTATCGGAGTTCTCAGGAATCTCTACATCGTCACCAATTATCTTGTCTGCGTGTAGACCTGTAATCTGGGAGGTAATACCTCTGGCAGTTACTGATAGATCCTGAGTGAACTTAGTTCTATTGTTTACATTAAAACCAAAAGCACTATCCTTATCGGACTCTTGTGGCTCTAGCATTGTCATGTATGGAACTAAAGTTAGAATGTTTCTGGTCTGCGATACAAACTTAATTGCCTTGTCTGCTGTGGCAGAAAGTACAAGTATTGTAGTATTAGGATTCCGTAATAGAACCCAAGATACATAGCAAGCCGTGATTACACTCTTGCCAGCACCACGCCCTGCCTGTAGGATATGATCGTTTGGACCATCCTGTAGGCGGTTGGCTATGGCATACTGGAGTGGGGTAGGTTCACCCAATCCCAAATACTTGAAACAAAAATAGAGGTGATTACGGAAGTCGTCTATGACCTCTGGGGGTGGCTTCATGGTTTGCCTCCTAATGGCCCTAGAATGGCCTATAAACGGTTTTAATGTGTCATGGCTATCTGGGTAGCCTAAATCAAACGAATGGTTCCTAAGAGCATTTCTGCCCCTAGGAACCGGATATTAAATCTGTGACGATTTAAACTTAAATGGCATTCTAGACTTTATGGACTCCTCAAGGGTATCCAAGGTGCTAGAAGGGATGCCATCTAATGCTTCCCGGTTGTCGTTAACCACGCCGCGAACGACTTGGTATAGACCGGGTGTGGATTTTGTATCATCCTTAAGATCATTTAATAGTCTTTCTATTAAACTCTGATTAAGGAGATTGATTAGTTCTTTGTTCACTTCTTCTTGAAAAGCTCAGGAAGCTTGCTTACTGGTACGACAGAACCAGCAATGTAGCCTACTGCACAAAGCATAAGAGCGAACCAAACTGAACCGATAAATGATGCCATATTATTTACTCACTTTCTTGTACGCAGCGTCGAACGCAGGATCACTGGCTCTCATCACTGCTATTGCTTCACGAATGGTGGTTGGATCTGTATCATCCTTGGCTTCAGCTAGCACCTTAGCTTGCTGGAGTTTTTTATCAGGGATAAACAATCCTAATGAATAGACCACCTTTTTGATTAGGGAACCTACTCCGGTATACCAGAGAAGGAAACATACACCGATTACTGCTAAGGCAATTGCCCCATAGGTAATCATATCTCCCCACCAAGGGATAGTATCTTTTACATTGCCAACGGCTCCTGCTATGTCTGATGATTCATCAATGATATTGTGGGCATGCTTGTGAGCTACTTTAATATCATTAGTTCTTATAATTGACATTGCTTCTCTTTGGATATAATGATTACTTGTGGATATTTCTTTCGTTGCAGAACATCCAACCAAAAATATTAAGCCGATGAAATAACGGATCATTTTGACTCCAGCATTTCAACACGGTACTTTAGTGCCTTTAAGTCACCTACTACTGTGATGATGTTTTTGCTGTTTTCAATATCAGCCTTGACTAGATCTTTAGTTATTTCTTTGAGCTGCTTTAGCTCTTCTGTGTTAGATTCGATCATTGCTTCTCGTTTACCTAACCTGACAATGACAGTTACTACACCAATGGTAAGAATAGCTAACTGCATAACAGAAACATAAATTGCAAGGTTATTCTCTACCATAGTTATTCCTTATTATCAACTAATTGATTATTCTTTCACTTATTGTGACAGTCGTGGGCTTCACGGATGTACTAGGAGAACGGGATCACGAAACTCTGGTTGCTATTATGAGAACAAGACTGGTTACTTGTTCGTTGAATGCTGAAATTACTACACTATTCGCATTGTTAAAAGGTGTCCGATTAAGTACTCTGTCTCCATCAGATATTCTGCATGCAAATCCAGACCATGTGGTAGTAGAGGGAAAAGTAAAAGTAACATTTGACGAAGCGGAGTTGCTAGGAGGGTTACCTGTCACTGCTCCCGATACCACAAGAGGAACTCCAGCAACCGTTATAGTTGGGTTGTTGGTTACATTTACTTTACTAAAACAAATCGTTGTACCTACCCGTGATGTAGACTCAACATAGCCTTTTGTAGATAAGGTGGTTGAAGTATCAGTAGGAACGGTTGCCGCGCTTGTTGCTTTTCCTGTAAGAGCCACATTACCAGTTACACCAAGACCACCAGTTATTGATGTAGTACCAGTAGAATTAATTGTAAGTCTATCTGTATTAGCAGTCTTAACAATAAAGCTACCAGTAGCACTAGCACCAGTACCAAGAACTTGATCTGTAGATCCAGTAGTAAGATTACCAGCAATAGCCATATAAGTTCCAAGGCTTGCTGTAGTTGCATAAGGCGACAAGGCTGTAGTTAAAGCAGCCTTAGTAATAATCTCATTATCAGCAATAGGAGCTGTAGCGATTGTGTTGTTAGCTACAAGCCATGCTTTACCAGAAGTAGGAACTCTTAGTACTAGATCGCCAGTTGTTGCTGGAGATACGGTAGATACCTGTCGGTTAATACTTGTAGTGCTACTAGCTGCTCCAAGTGAAATCTTACCTTCGCTGTTTAGGAGAGTTAGTGTAGATGGTGAGTTGATTGTAACATTGCCAACCAGTGTAGTTGCTCCGTCTACATTCAAAGTACCATCGACATCCAATGGTGATTGAATATTTACAATACCAGTTCCATTTGGATCTAGATTAATATTACCATTAGTATCAGTACTAATGATCGTGTTGTTGCTAGAACCTAGTGTTAGATTCTTAGCAGTAACAGAACCAAAAGTTGGGGTAGCTGCTGTATGGATTGCTTGTGGTAGCGACAGTGTAACTGATCCAGTTGAAGCTGAAACAGTTACTTGGTTTGTAGTACCAGTAAGTGAAGTTACACCAGCATTAGCAATAGTAAGAGTATCAGTACCAGTAGTGGCGGTTAAAGAAATACCTGTTCCACCAATTACATTAAGAGTATCTGATGAAGAATCAGCAACCAAACTAGTAGTACCATCTACAAGAACAGTACCAAAGTTATTTGGAGGTGTTGAAGTGTTGGTAATAGTAATTGTCTTGGTGCTGTTATTACCAGCAAGACTAATACCAGTACCTCCAGTTAATGTAAGGACGCTTGAGTTACTGGCAGCTACAATATTTGTATCGCCAGTAGTAGTTCCAGCTAAAGTAACTGTTTTGTAGATGTTCTGGGAAGAACCAAGATCTGTATTGCTAATTGTAATACCAGCGTTTTCACTACCAGAACCAGTAACTGAAATACCAGTACCACCAGTTGCTGTTGCTACATAATTACCAGTTGTATCTGTACCTAAAGCAACAGAGTCAGCCGCAATGGTAGTAGTTATAGTTACACCAGCTGATCCATCAAAGTTAACAGATCCAGTAACATCTCCTTGTAAAGCTATTGATTGTGCTGTTGTTAGCTTATTTGCTGAAGCAGCAGAACCAGTAAGGCTTGAATCTGTAAATGCAAGTGTCTTAGTACCGGAACTAGTTCTAAACTGTAAAGTATTAGACTCATACCAAATATCACCCGAAGTAGGGCTTGTTGGTGCAGAGCCAGCAACAAAACGCAAAGGAACAAGACTTGTGGTACTTGCAGGAAGAATAATCATTCCTGTCATAGTACCACCAGCTTTAGGCAACGCAGCATTTGCTGTGTTCGTTGCGTTTGTTACATTGGTATTTGTTGTACTAAGATTACTATTAGTGGTATTTAGGTTTGACTGAACACCAACAGCATAGTCATAAGCAGCTTTAACCGCAGTAGCCGAAGCAGCTGTGCTTGAGCTAGCTGTGCTTGTACTATCTGTAAGGTTTACAGTAGCAACACCACTAGTAATAGTAAGACCAGTGCCTTGCTTAATACCGCCGATTTGAGTAGAAGTTGCTTGCTGTAGCGAAATAGAACCACTAGAAACAGCAATACCACCATCATTACCTGATGTTATTTGTACTAAGCCTTTAGTACTTGTTGTAGCATCGTCTGTAAAAGCAATCTGCTTAGTTGCACTAGCTGTTCTAAACTGTAGTGTATTATTGCTATTCCAAAGATCACCAGCAGTAAAGGAAGTTAAAGCAGCAGTAGCAACAGGAATATTTAGCGAAGCAAGTGAAGCGGTTCCAGCAACAGTTACTAGCTTTCCTGTCATTGACTGTGTACCATCTAGTAACATACTAGCTAGTCTGAGAGTATTTACAGCTTTAGCTGAAGCAACCTTATTAGGATTAGTTGAATTTATAGCGTCTGTTAAATCTACACTAGCGAAACCATTGGGGTCAATAGCAAGACCAGTACCTTGCTTAATACCACCAATTTGAGTAGAAGTTGCTTTCTTAAGTGAAATAGCACCAACGCCGTCAACATTAATACCACCATCGTTACCAGAAAGAATAGATACAAGACCAGTAGAACTTGTGGTTGCTGTAGCACCTGAAACAAGACGAGACAATCCAAAGTTTCTTGTAACAAGATTTCCTGAAGGAGTTGTTCCGGTTGTTAACCAAATGTTTAGAACCTTATTTGATCCTCCTGATGTATCTAACCAGAAGTAACCATCATGTACAGTACCTACTACAGCAGCTGCTGAGTAAGGTACAAAAGTTTTTGTAACTGAATCAGCTTCAAGCAAAACCATAAAGCTATTAACAGCACCAAGATCGGTAAAGGTTCTTTGATATCTATCAAAGCCTGTTAGATTACCTGATGCTTTTGTCAAGGCTGACCAAGCATCTCTATAAATCTGTGGTGTTGTAGAACCAATTAATGTTGTTCCGGGTGTTAAAACTAGGTTTTGAATAAAACCATAGTTAACAGCATCGTTTTCTGTTATGCTAGCTGGAGCACGCATTGTCATGTTTATAACTGGTGCAGTAGCTGCACTAATTACACCACCAGATACAACAAGAGCATTTGCTTCAAGGTAGTTTTTTGTTACTACATCTTGAGCATTTGTTGGATTAGCAACATTAGCAATTCTTCTATTGCTGCCATTGTTTGCTGTATAAACAGAATTACCAGAGTCCCAAGCTAAAGCATTTGCAGTTACTAAAGGAACAACAGAACCACTTAGTCCACTTATTGTTTGGAAAGTTGTATCTGCGTATTGTTTATTAACAGCGTGGTTGTTTGCTGTTGGCTGAGCAACTCCTGTTATTCTCTGGTCAGTAGAAGATCTACTAGCAGTAAATATACTATTAGCAGAATCCCAATAAACAGAATTACTTTGAATTGTAGATAAAACTGCTGAGCCTAGATTTACTGTTGGAGTATAACTATCAGTTATAAACTTTTTAGTTACTACATCTTGATCATCTGTAGGATTAGCAACATTAATAATCTTTCTGGTTCCAGCATCATATGTAGTTCCTGTGCCTCTTGATAAAGCTCTATTGTCAATGCGAGTATCAGTAGCTGAAGCAAAATCAGAAAGGTTTGAAGTCTGTAAAGCGGCAGAAGTAGAAATAGTATTAATTCTACCTTTAGCATCTACAGTAATTACAGGGACTTGATTTACAGAACCATAAGATCCAGCGGTAGGAGCTGTGGATGGAGCTGGAATGCGAGCATCATCAAACACACCACTAGTAATTTTACCAGCACTGAGAGTAGGAATATCTCCATCAGCAATTGCTCTTTCTGTTACCGTAGTTACACGACCCTTAGCATCAACTGTAATATCTTTTACAGGTTGCGTATTATAAGTAGTGGCTGTTACTATGTTATTGAGAGCTGCATCTGGAAGAACAAAGCTACCACGATTTGCAGGATTAATATTAGCAAGATCAATACTAGGCAATACAGCACTATTAATGATACCACCAGTAGCAAAAGATACTTGGCTTATACTTATGCTATTATTGGCAATAGCATCGCTTGGTAATGTATAGCCCTGTGAAAGTGTTGAACTTAGTTTAGTAAGAGGAATGCTACCAGGAAGATCATTTACTTCCATGCTACGATGAGAAATAGCTGTTACACGACCCTTAGCATCATAAGTAACTCGTAACATGTTGTTAGAGTTATTTGCTGCAGCTTGACCATATGATCCTGATCCAGTTACATCTGTTGCTGGTAGGTCGTTTACTTCAATGTTACGATGAGAAGCACCAGTAATAATACCTTTATTATCGACAGTAAAGCGTGTAAGAGTATTTGTTCCAGTGCCGGATGCAGCACCATAAGTAGCTGCTGTGACACCACTAGTTGGAAGATCGTTATTACCTAAACTTCTTTGGGTTGCTCCAGTAATTCTACCTTTATTATCAACAACAAGTTGTAGCATGTTGTTAGTATTATTAGTAGTATTCTGGCCGTAAGTATCAGCCGTTACTCCACTAGTTGGAAGATCTTCAGCTGCCATATTACGAGAAGCAATAGCAGTTGCTCTACCCTTAGCATCGACAGTCATGTATACCATGTTATTGGTATTGCCAGCTGTAGATACACCATAGTTTCCTGCTGTTGCTCCGCTGTTAGCTAAAGCATCTGTTGGTAGTGTATAGCCTTGTCCTGAAACATCACTTAACTTTGATAGTGGAATATTGCTAAGGACAGTATTAGTCAATGTACCTGTAGTAATATTGGTTGCGTTGCGTACTTGGCCTAGCGTAGCTGCATCTGTAGCATCTACAGCATCAGCCATATTAGTAATTCTTAAAGCAGAACCACCAACTGGAGTTGCTGTAAAATTACCAGAAAATGGTACTACTGCACCACCATTCATAGTTGTTCGGCATACTGTTCCCTTAGTAATAGCATCATATACAGCACCAACATTGGTTGCATAAGTTGCACCAGATACTAGACCAGCACCAATACCAGTACTAAACTCTTCATTAACTTCACCAATAGATAAACTATTTAGATCAGTAATGTAGTTGTTAGACATCTTAAGATCGCTGCCACCCAAGAATGGACCATCAACAGCATTCTCATCAAACTTCAGAATAATTTCATTTCTAACTTTAGCAACAAGTTCCTGAAGAATGAACTTTAGCTGATTAAACTGAAGATTCAGCTGTGTTGTAGTTAGTCTTGTGCCGGGAGCGAAAGTAACAATACTGTCAATAGATAAAGTTTTTCTTCTAATGATTACAGTATCTGCCTGTCTTACAACGCCATTAACACTTGTACCAACATTGTTAACTAAGAAGTTAGGAATATCTAAAGTTTGTGGATCTCCATTTGAATCTGGAGTTTCTAATACAAATGTTCTAGATAATGGATAGTATAGGTTATTATCAGTATAAGTTGGTATAGTACTAAGATCAACAACAGTTAAAATCTTTGTTTGTTCGTTAATTGAATACCATGCTTTAGGAAGAATAAACATCTGCCGTCTATCAGCAATGGTAAATACATTTTCACCAAACTTTGTATCATAGCCTGTATCAAAGATACGCTCGATTTCAATTTGATCTATAATAGGAACATTTGGAAGAAAGCTAAGTGTACTTAAATCGAATGTTCTAGTAGAAATAGAAGGATCAAGTTCCCCTGAAAATGTCAGAGAAACTTGAGCAATTTCTAAGTTATTGTATGTTGTCATTATTTCTCCGGTTAAGTATCAATAGTTGTATACTTCTGTTTGAACTTGCCCTTGAATTCCATGTTTGTAATATTTACTGGAGTAGGGTATTCACTGGAAATAGATATTGTAGTTGAGTCTGAATAGCCCATAATCTTTGTAACAAACTCTCCTTGAACTTGGAAAATCTCAAGTGGAAGAGTATCTTCGTAGGCTGTGTATTCAGGTCTAGTTGGAATATAACTTGTAGTAAATGCAGTTCTTCCTCTATGAGTAACTTCAATATCATATGGGCCTGTGTAGTAATGTCTAAAGACAGCACTACGGATATTCAAGACACCATCAATAATATTGTTATTCTCACCTCTAACAAACAGCGTACTAAGCTCTACTCGCATCTTATATTTGATGCCAATATAAACATAATAATCCTGTACTGCATAGTCTGCACCAAGAACTACAATTTCTGTGTATGGATTAGAACTAGCATCTACTTTGTTTGTTACAGATAATGGTTGAATAGCAACATTACTTAAATCTTCTGAGGCTGTTTCCCATCCTTTAAACAAAACTACAAAGTATTTAGATATATCTGTAATATCAGTATGTCCGGGCAATCTATAAGTAGTACTCGCTGTATAAGGATCATAGTCAGCATTGTAATTAGTAGGTTGTACTGTACTATTAATAATCTTCATCTTAAACATACGATCAAGACGAGGTACATATACATCCTCATTTAACATTAAGTTTCTATATAGATAGTAAACATAAGTACCAGAATCTTGGCTTGTCTCTCTTTTACTTACGACATACATATAGTTATCATAGCATTGAAGAGTTTCAATAGATTCCTGATCATCTAAAATATATCTATAGAAAGAGTTTTGAATAACCCGATCACCACTGAATCTATTAATATAACCATAGATATGGTTGGGCTGATCGTCATCTACAAACAGCAAAGTATCCTGAGCTGGAGCCGTGGCTGCAGCACGATACTTTCGGGGAAGATAGCCAGCAGCTTGGCTGGATACTTCGACAGCCGAGGCAAAGCCCATGTTTCCCTTACCTGTAAACAGGAACAGACGCTGCGAGTCAAAGAAGTATAGTCGTGATCCAATGAACTGAGGATCAAGAATGGGAGCAGTAGAGTAATATGTTACTGGAGCTACTGCGACATTGCTTGGTGAAATCTCAGCATCAGATGCACCAGCTAACTGGAACTGTGTATTTGCCTTTGTATTGATAAACATATAATCTTCAAACGGAGTCATGCTTGTGATTTCACAATAGTTATTTGAAGAGACACGAATATCAATAGGATCTGTACTTACAATATTAGAAGGATCGTCATAAAATAGGTTTTCATATTCACCCATCTGTGATGAAAATACAACATCATCTGCAGCAAACCAAAGTCTGTCTTTGAATACCGCAATGCTTGTAATAGGAACCTGTCTTAATGACTTTCTATCGACAGTCTTAAAGATACTTGGACCGGGATTAGATCGTTTGTCACCACTTGTTCTAGCAGTCCATTTGATTGGCTCTATTTTCCATGTAGTTACATTGGAAGCATTGATTGTTACCACAAGTTTTTGTGGCATTCGTCTTGGATCAATATAAGAATGCTCGTCTGGTGTTCTTATCTTCTGCAGATAAGGGCGACCATCGGTTGTAATTTCAGTTGTATGGACTATACCACCAGTTGTTCCACTTGTTTTATAAATACCTTTAGTTAAATCTGGCGTAGTACTATCATAATAAAACTTTTGATCGGTTGGGTTCCAAGAGATAACTCTATAAAAACCAGAAGTTGAATTTAGATATGGATTAACCATGAAGAAAATCTTACCACGACCGTCAATAATATTGTTTAGATTTGTATCAGGGTCATATAACAGACGAAGCATATCTCTTGCTTTAGTATCTGTTGTTGTAGTAAGTTTTGAGTTATTAGAATACCAATCATCAGCTTCAGGTGGTAGTTTTACATCAGAAAGATCGTCTACTTTTTGACCAAGGTATTGCTTATCTGACTCAAAGTAAAAGTAATCATCTACTGAAATATAATCAGCTGTTTTTATAACAATAGAATATACAGAAGAAGTAGTTGGTGTTACAGTCCAAGTACCAGAAATAGTAGCAACTTTAGTTGTGCCATTATATGCTGTTATTACTTTACTTTCTCCAACACCGGGACCAGATGTAATTGTTATTGTTTGTCCAATATAGATATCATTTACAGAAGAAGCAAAAGAATCTAAAGTAATTGTAGTAGATGTCCCAACAACAGCATTTCCTTGTACATTTTGTACACTTAGGTCTATTGAAAATCTAGAATCTGTTGTTGTTTGTGGGCTGAAAGCAGCACCATAAGTATCTGCTTTTTTTGTACTACCAGTGTAGTCTTTAATCCACCTTGTCTGTCCTATGCCCGGTCCTGCTGTAACAGTAACAGCATACCAATTATAAGCATCATCTACATTAAAGGATGAGTCAGATAAATGAATATGAGTCGCTCCACCAGCTGTATTGCTTTTTCCTGTATGGACAGCTGGTTTCCAGCCTAATAAAACATCATCAGCAGTTTGTGGAAAACCATCATCACCAGTATTATATACTTTCATAACTTTAGCTGCAGTATAGTAAGTAAGTTTACGACCCTCAATGTCATCAGTTACTGTGACATCGCCGTTGAGATCAAATAACTTACCACCAACATCTGAACTAAAGCCAGCTCGTACATTCTTGTTTAGAATAACAACGCTTGATCCCAAAGATACAGCCTTAAGAGATTCTTTAGCTGTCTTGCTATTGGGGTTGTGTGTAATGTAAGCTCTAGTAATTGAACTTACTGTACCACTTGCATTGGTTTGTGTGGCTGGTGTTAGATCTTCCCAAGATCCTGTAGGGTATACACGGAAGATATAGAATAACTTATCACCATCGACAGTAGCATCAAAATCAATTACAACTAAAAAGGTATTGTCTTCGTTAATGCTATACCAATAGAACCATAAGTCATGGGTTGGATCGACATCAGCTAATGCATACAAATCAAGCCGCATTGAATCTAAAGAAATATCCCAAGAAGAAGCCGTAGTCACGGTTTTCTGCGGAACAATCTCAAATCCGGGTCGCTTCTCAAAGTTTCGTTCAAGAGACACCAGAGCATTATCAATGTTCTGTGCCTCATTAGGTTGCCTTCTATTTGGAGACTGTCGTCCTACACTGTTTAAGGTATAGACTGGAATAGTAGTTGTAACTAATCCAGCCCGTGGTCCTCGTCTTCGTATAGCCATTAAATTCCTCCGGTACGCCAGTACCTAAATCTGTTTGGATCACTGAAGTAACGAGAGCGCATTGCTGCATCTCTTAGAATACTTGAGGATGAAAAGATGTTTTTCTTCTTATCATTTACATCTGATGCTTTACCTTTGATACTATGGAGTTGTTCCTGATAACCTAAGAAAGCATCGGTTGCTTCATCACCTTGGGTAATACTCTGGTAATGGCGCATAGCGGTAGCAAGAATAGCTCGCTGTGCAGTTGTTTCCAGATTCTCCCAAGGGAGTTTCATTGTATATTCGATATAATAAGGACCAGATTGATGCTTCCAGATATCTGTGTTATCTGTAATATTCCATAGTCTAGCAGGAGAGGAATTAAATAAACCTCTTGCTTTAATGATTGTCATACCATCCGCAGCAAAATGATTTGAAACTAGCTCAATTGCTAGAATACCTTCTTCATCGCTGTCTGGTGTAGGAAATACGATTGTACCATCAGCAGTCAATTCATATTTTTTAATAAACTTATTAGAAGCAAGACCTCTTAACTGGTAGTCAAGACTAGTCTGCTCTAGGATTGTGTTGGCAATTCCGGTGTCGATACCTGATTCGCCTTCTAGGTCGGCTACAAGGTTTTCGCCTGAAGCCAATAGCATTTGATTAATTGCTTGTAACTTAGTAATTAAGCCCATATAGCCTCCTTGTTGTTAGAACAAAAAAAACCACCCGGCTCCCACTTAAGGGAGCCGGGGGTAGATAATGATCACCTCCTC